CAGCCTTATCGGTTTTGAGGTTGATGGCACTCGGCACATGACCCTTGACAGCACTGGCAAGTTAGGCATTGGCTTGACGAATCCGGCACGGGGTCCGCTTCATTTAGAATCTTCGGGCACGGATGCACATCTCCATATAACAAACTCAAACACGGGCAGCACTAGCGCCGATGGCTTCACGATCACGCAATCGAGTGCTACGACAATTCTCAACAACAGAGAATCAGGCTCTATGCGGTTCCATACCGACGGCGACGAACGCGCCCGCTTCGACAGCGATGGCAGGTTGTTAATTAATACGGCTGCCAACAATAGCGAGGCGGCATTAATTCAGGTTCAAGGAAACGCAGGCTCCGCAAGTGGTTTAGGTTCTATTGCCATAAGGCGTGGTGAAGGTCCAGCTTCAATGTCGGCTGATGATCCAGTTGGCCGGATCCTTTTCCAGTCAAGTAATGGGCAAAACTTTGCTCGCATCGAAGCAGCTGTTGATGGAGTATCTGGTGACGGTGATTGCCCCGCACGTCTCATGTTTTTCACCTCTGCGGATGGGTCGGCTTCTCCGACGGAGCGGGTCAGGCTTGAAGAAGACGGGCAATTTAATCTATTTACAGATACCAACCTTGTTGTCCGATCCGTCAGGACTAGCGCCACTCAATCTGCCTTTGTTGTCCAAAGCGCTGCAACTAACACACTTACTGGTACAAGTGAACTTATTGTGTTTGCCGATGGAGACGTTCAAAACACCAACAACTCGTACAGTGCCATCTCTGACATCAAGTTAAAGGAGAACATTGTTGACGCAAGCTCACAATGGGATGACATAAAAGCAGTTAGGGTTAGAAACTTTAACTTTAAGGAAGAAACTGGTCGGAATACACACACCCAACTAGGAGTTGTGGCTCAAGAGATTGAGCTGACTTCCCCAGGTTTGGTCATAGAGCGTGAAGACCCTGACACCGACGAAACGTACAAATCCGTTACTTACTCCGTGCTTTATATGAAGTCAGTTAAAGCGCTGCAAGAAGCAATGGAGCGCATTGAAACCCTTGAAGCCAAAGTTGCAGCCCTTGAGGCGCAGTAGTCCTACTCACTAAAAGGTGTTGCAGCCGACCTTTAACAGGCTGCACCCACCACTAAACCTTTATTTTTTAACAATGACCACTTTTACTTGGAAAGTTGCCAACCTTGAGCGTAATCTCGCTGATGGCAAAGTTTACACCGTTCACTACACCGTTAACGCTCTGTCTGATCAACCTGACCCTAACAGTGAAGAAGGTGGTTTTTATTCCGCTGGTGCCTACGGTTCCGTCGGTCTTGACGGTGAAGTGACGACCCCGTTTGAAAACCTCACTGAAGAAGTTGTGGCTGGCTGGGTCAAAGAAAAATTCGGTGCTGAGAAAGTTGCTGAAATTGAAGCAGCACTTCAACAGAAGATCGACCTTAAAATTACTCCAGTCACCGCCGTTGGCAAACCTTGGTAAACCTTACCCCCTTTTAGAACAATGATTGCACTTATCCGTCCCGTACTTATGTCGTTCCTTAATAGCGACAAGGTGAAGCGATTGATTGTTGACATGCTCCGCAAACTGGCTGAGCAATCTGATAACACTGTTGACGACCAAGCTGTTGATTTTATCGAGCGTGGTCTCTTCGGCGGCTGATGGACTTGGGAGCACCACCGGTACTGCCGGTTCTACGGCTCCCTGAGCCCCCTTTACTACCCCGTCCGGTACTGGAGGTACCACGAGCCACTTTACCCTCGTACAAGCCGCTTGTAGTGCCTCCTAACGACCTTAGACCGCCGCCAGGTGTACGCGGTGTTAACAGTGAGGAGAAATCGGAGGAGAAACCAGCACCTAAACCTGCACCTCCTCCGCCTCCTAAACCACCCCCAGTCCCGTCACAAATCCGTTACGTCGATATTCCTGGTACTGATATTACTGTACCACTTCCGAGTAACGAGATCTTGGCTACGGCTACAACGACAGCTACTGTCTCCGTTGCAGCCACCCTAACAGCTACCGCTGTGTTCAAACGAACAGTGAGCGTCTTGAAACCTCTTATCAAGAAACTACTCACCCGTAAAAAGAAACATGCACAAGACGAAGAGCTTCCTGAATGAGTTCTTTAGTGAAATCGTTAAGGCACTTGTGCTCGTGTGGAGTGCTGGTGTACTGACAGCTTCCTACATGGGAATGCTACAGAAGATGGATCCAACATTCGTTGCAAGTTTGCTTAGTGGCACTCTTGCTTCATACGGTATCAGTCGAATGGACACCAAGAAATCTCCTTCGGAGCCACCTAAATGAAAAAACTATTTCTATTGCTGCTGTTAGCGGCACCTGCATCGGCACAAACTGTTACCCCACAGTTTACCCAAGGTAGTATGCAGGCTACCACAACCACCACTCAAACCATCACCGAAACTATCGCAACCGAAGTGTACGGTGGTGCATACTCATCATGGTCTGGAACAAACGTAACCCCAAGTGGGGATATAACCGATTCTTCGACTACTTGGTCCGTCACAACCGCTGGCGAACAGTTTCAACTGGAGACTGTGACACGAGCAGCCGGGATCATCGAAACAATCGACATCACCAGAGACATCGAAACTACCTCTACTACTACCTCTCTGTCTGTCTTCTCTCAGTAGGACCGGCGTTAGCCGAGACTCCTACAGTTAGCAACAGTGCTAACCCGATTGCTGCAGCTACAGGCAACGTAACAAACCAAGCAGTCCAATTCCAAAACAACGGTGCTCCCAGTAGACAGCAGTTTACCGGCGGTAACTCGTGTAATGGAACGACAATGACGTTTAGCCCGTTTTACATGGGTAACGATACGTTGCCTACTGGCTACACCCGTAATAATAACTACGGTGCACAGCTTAATTTCTCAGTACCGCTTGACGGCGGCATGACAGAGTTATGTAAGAAGATAGCTAAACGACACGAGGAGAAATTACGTTTAGATTATGAGCTTGTAAGAGCTTTAAAATGTACCGAGATCATGAAGGCTGGATTTACGTTCCGTCCTGGGTCTCGTGTGGAGGTACTGTGTCACGACATTGTACCAATTGTGTCTTTGACAAATGAAGAAAAAAGCAACTGAGGATCAGTTTAACGAGCTTCACAACCTTGTTACATCTGAATTCCTCGCACGTATTAAATCTGGTGAAGCCACGACACAAGATCTCAAAGCAGCTTGTGACTGGCTAGCCAAGAATGACATCAGCGGTGTTGCATATGAGGGCAACCCGTTGGATAAACTGGCGACAGTTATGCCCAAAATTGACCCTGAAATGGTACAGCGGAGATTGTATGGCTCAAAAAACGTCTGATTACTACAAATCAAACCCTAAAGCTGCGGCTAAACGCCGGAAACAACAGCGAGCATACAACAAAACAAATAAAGGTCTGAAGATTCGGACTGCTGCTAACGAACTTAACCACAAACTAGGTACTTATGGTAATGGAGATGGTAAAGATGCTTCTCACACTGGTAAAAATACCGGTAAATTGGAGTCACCATCAAAAAATCGCCGTAGACCCAGAACTGGTAAAAAGTACGCATGACCCCGCTGTTGCCTACCCCTGATCACTACATTTACAACCTCATAACCATGACAAGTCCTGAAGCAAAACGTATGTGGCGTCGCGCAATCAAGGAGCACTTTAATTGTCAATGTGTTTATTGTGGAGAACATTATGAATTACATGAACTTACTTTGGATCACGTTGTGCCTCGTTATTTTGGGGGACAAACAATCACGAGAAATTTGGTTCCATCCTGCAGGAAATGTAATCAAGAAAAGGGGACAAGCAACTGGTTATCCTGGATGCGAGCTACGTTTGGTGCCAATCCGGGTAGAGAACAACTGATTTTATCGCATATTAAATAATGGCTACACCAGAAGATTCAAAACTTTTTCGAGAGGTAGAATCATGGTTAAGGCAGAATCCAACAAAAAACATCGGTGATTGGAAAAAAGAAACTGGTTATACTGGTCCAAATTTAAAACGACGTGGTAGGGCAGGACAGCTTCGTGTTTCATTTAAAGGTCAAAGCGCAGCGGCGCAAACCGTACGTGCAACACGCGAAGCACCTAAAACAGAAGCCGAACGTGCTTATGTAAACCAAATGCGAGCGCAAGCTAGGCAGCAAAGTCAAAGCACTGAAGCTCAATATGTATCTGGTGGCAAATCATCTATTGCTGAGCACAATGTTCGATTAGCATCTGGCGGTTCTAGTGAATACATGTCAGTTTCAGATCCTGAATTTAAACAACACAAGGATAATCTTGAAGCAATAGTTCAACGACAGTTTGGCAGTCAAGCAGTAGTTGACATTGATGATGTGTCAGGTGAAACTCGTGTTATCCCTACGCAAGTACATAATAAATTTCAACCAACTAGCCAGCAGCTTGGAGTCGATGTTCCGCAAGGAACTGACATCAACCAAGGCATTGAAAAAATCCGTCAACTTCTAAAACGTGTACAAAAACCATCTACATCTCGGTTTGGAGCCGGTTCACCGATGGGTATTGACCTTATTGGTGGTCCAATGACAGATATTATGCCTCCTTCACAAGAAGGTTACGGTCCTGGTGGTATTATTCGAACCTTACCTACTGCACACGAACGACTTTAACACCCTATGAGCAACGTACTAGCCGCCCTACAGGGCGATTTTAAAGTATTTTTACAAGCCTTGTGGGCGCAGCTAGACCTGCCTGAACCGACCAGAGCACAATACGCCATTGCCGACTACCTACAACACGGACCAAAACGTCTTCAAATTCAAGCGTTCCGTGGTGTCGGTAAAAGTTGGATTACTGGTGCTTTTGTGCTCTGGACTTTATTTAATAACCCTGAGAAAAAGATCATGATTATTTCGGCATCGAAAGAACGTGCCGATAACATGTCTATCTTTCTTCAAAAGCTTATTATTGAGACACCTTGGCTCAAGCACCTGCAGCCTAAGTCGGATGACGCCCGTTGGAGCCGGATTAGCTTCGACGTTAACTGCTCTCCGTCCCAGGCTCCGTCGGTTAAGTCCGTTGGTATCACCGGTCAGCTGACTGGTAGCCGTGCCGACCTGATGATTCTTGATGACGTGGAGGTGCCGGGTAATAGTATGACGGAAATGATGCGTGAGAAGTTGCTTCAACTCTGTACGGAGGCTGAGTCAATTCTCACACCTAAGGATGACTCCAGGATTATGTACCTGGGTACCCCACAGACAACCTTTACTATCTACCGCAAACTAGCGGAACGTAACTACCGACCTTTTGTTTGGCCCGCTAGAGTACCGCGTAAATTCGCCAATTATGAGGGGCTGATCGCTCCACAGCTCCAGGAAGACGTAGATATGGGTGCAGAACCCTGGAGCGTAACTGACCCTGACCGATTTAGCCATGAAGATCTTCTCGAACGTGAAGCAGCAATGGGACGCAGCAACTTTATGCTGCAGTTCATGCTTGACACAAGCCTCAGCGATGCTGAGAAATTCCCACTCAAGATGGCTGATCTTATCGTCACCAGTGTTAATCCTAAGTCCGCTCCTGATGATATCATCTGGTGCAGCGACCCTAGAAACGTCATCAAAGAACTTCCGACTGTTGGGTTACCTGGAGACTATTTCTATGGTCCAATGCAGATCCAAGGGGAGTGGGGACCATATCAAGAAACAATTTGCTCAGTTGACCCGTCGGGTAGAGGAACTGATGAGACAGCAGCAGCTTATATCTCCCAACGAAACGGTTACTTGTACCTGCACGAGGTGCGAGCTTACCGAGACGGTTACTCAGACAACACGCTCCTGGACATTCTAAAGGGGTGTAAGAAGTTTAACGTTACCAAGCTTGTCGTTGAGACTAACTTTGGTGACGGTCTTGTCGCTGAGTTATTTAAGAAACACCTACAACAGACACAACAAGGAATCGACGTAGAAGAGGTACGAGCTAATGTCCGAAAAGAAGAACGTATTATTGATGCCCTTGAGCCTATCCTTAATCAACACCGCCTTGTTGTTGATCGTAATGTCATCGACTGGGACTACAACTCAAATAAAGACGACGCTCCAGAAAAACGTCTCCTCTATATGCTCTTCTATCAAATGAGCAGAATGTGTCGGGAGAAAGGTGCAGTCCGACACGACGACAGATTAGACGCACTTGCACAAGGCGTTAAGTACTTTACAGACGCCATGTCTATCTCGGCACAAGAGGTGATAAAACAGCGTAAACGTGACGACTGGAACGACCTACTTGAAGCTTTTATAGAAGACCCACAACAAGCAACAGATCACCTTGTTTTAGGGTTTACATTAGACCAAAGAAGGCAAGCAAGAGGTAATACAAAAGGTCAGTCACCGACTTGGATTTAACACATCACGGATCTATACAGGAGGAAGGGTGGACCTCCTGTGAGTGGGGAGACGTAAAACTCTCCCCCTTTACTTACAGAAACAAGACGACCAATTCTACTGGTTCTTCTTACTGTTAATCCACCGACTGAATCAAAGACACTTTTACTACTGTATGTCCACCGACCACCACACCGTACAGCTAGTCCATCACACCAACAAAGGTGATGAACTTGTAGCCTATATGGCACGGGTTAGTAACCCAGCTAATCAGAACAACACTGAGACCAGTGCTAAACTTATTAAGTATCTGATTAAACATAAACATTGGTCACCGTTTGAAATGGTGAACATGTGTGTAGAAATAGAGACTACTCGGTCAGTAGCAGCACAGATCCTTCGGCACAGATCGTTTAGCTTTCAGGAGTTCAGCCAGCGTTACGCCGATGCATCACTGCTTGGTACTGGCGTTGTACCGGAGCTACGCCTGCAAGACCCGGTTAACCGCCAGAATAGCATAGAAGTAGAAGAGGAAGACCTATTCCTAAAACAAGAGATTAAGCAGTTGTACAAGCATTCGGAACAGATTTACAAGAAACTGTTGGAAGCAGGAGTAGCAAAGGAGTGTGCACGTGATGTCCTGCCCCTTTCTACACCCACTAGGATGTACATGAACGGTACTTTGCGGTCCTGGATTCACTACTGTGACCTTCGGTGCGCTAACGGCACTCAAAAGGAGCACAAACTTATTGCAGACCAAGCTAAAAAGCTTATCGCTGTGTGTTTTCCGGCTTGTTATGCAGCGGTCTGGGCATGATACGGATCTTTTTACTGGTATTAGCGGTGTTCGTCAGTATTGAACTGGTTCATACTGGCTATCACTGGAATAACTGCCCAAAACCGCAGATTTTTAACAAAAATTTCTGAACCCTTATACTACGTGGTGGCACGGACGTTTCCCCCATAGGGGGTACCCGTGTCACGCGCAGGGATGCACCGGTCCCCGCCAGTGCTCGCCCGTTGTAACCCGCGCATAGCCGCGCGTAACCGGCGCTCAGCCGCGTCCTACCGGCTCCAAACCGGCTCA